CATCTCACGGTCGGCTGCCTTTTGGGCTGCGTGACGTCGGCGAAGGAGCCTGATTACCACACGAAATTCGTAAATCATGTGGCCAAGCATAAAAATGATAATACCAAAACCAATCGGAACGATAAAATATTGGTACCACCATTGCCACAGCTTGAGGTAATCAGTGGGTGGCATGGGGCCAGGAAGTTGGGAAAACCAGTAGTATAGCTGACCATCCTTGCAGATATGTTCAATCTGGAGCATGTTTTCAACATCAACAACTACTTTTTCAACACACTCCTCGCCAGAGTGGGGCTCATAGACAATTTCTTCTTCTTCTTCCTCAACAAAGAAGAAGTCGAAGTCGGAAGTGAGTGAATTAGGATCATACTTCTTCTTCCAGACTTCAAGACAATCATCGAAAGTCTTATTGAGCATTTGGCACATATGAGAAATGTCCTCAGATTCAGCGACACGTTTCATCTGTTCGCGTCGTTCCTCATACTTCTCTCGGCCATGCAAAAACCACTCCCGGAGTGCACCGTCAATGTTCTGAGCACTTTGTTCATGTACTGTGACATGCTTAGATTTCAAAACGGCTTTCAGTGACTTGAGAATAGAATTTTCATCAAGTGCCCCAAGGTAGTACCCAACCTCATGCAAGCGGTTGTGCCTCTTCAAGAAGTCACACCGTTCATCGTGGAGGAAAGGTACCGGAATCGCTTCCTTATCTGGCATTGTGATGCGCATATCAATAGTAGCTAGAGCATCAGCCAGAGTCATGTGGTGAAATTCGGGGAATTTCTTGTTGGCAGAAGACTTGAAATCGTCTCCATATGTGATCAAAGCAATGGCTTGCTTGAACGTTCCCGTGAAATTTGGATAAATAATACGGAAACCAATTCGATTCAATAAAGAATTGACAATGGAGTTGATGTAGACCGTCAGGTTTTGGCCAGAGGGGTTCGAACCTTGGAACATAACAACGTCTCCGTTGTACGCAACCATAGGATAACAAACTTCAGTGGCAACTGCTTCCATCATTTCGAGCTCGGCGTTAGTATAACCAACCTTGCCCGCAAAAATGATAAGCACCTTGAATGCGGCAGAAGTAAGCTTTGCACTCATACGCAAATCGTATTTGGCATAATCGCCAGCAACGATACGCTCGATGCCATACTTCTTAATCTCTTCTTGCAATGCATGCCACTCAGGACCCATTGCATTGATGCCAACAGCACACTCAGAGATAAGTGGAAACAAGGAGAGCAACCGTGCGAGAGGAAGGAAATACTCGCGAATCACAATCTGAAGAACTAAAGGTGCGGCTTCAAAAACACGCACTTTCGTCTTTTCGACTTTCGTGGGTTCATCCTTTAGGCACGCCTTAAACATAGCGTACACTCGACGACGTTGCTGCCAATCACCCTTAGCACGTCGAACTTCTTCCCAAATGGCGGGCTTGAAAGTTCGTGGGCAGTTATGCTCGTCATTAGGATCAAGATCGATCATATGATTTCTCTTGGGTCCCGTCAGAGGATAACCTGGTGCGGTGTTTGGCTTCATGGCATCAACAAAACGCTTACCATCCTGTCCAGAGACAATTTCAATCTCGGAAAGGGGTTGTACGCCTTCAGTGATACCTTCCACTTCTAGAATTTCATCCAACTGATTGGAATAGTCAGCGACTGCCCAATCAAGAAGCGATGTTTCACACCCAATTGCCGGTTGGGCGAGGTGCTCTAATGACTCATACCAATTCTTGGCTCCGTTGAAGTGAGGACCAGCATATTCCTGCTCGTAACCACACTCCTCCGTGACTGCGTCACGAATGGGTGTAGGAACAACCTCGGAATGATAGGTCGCTCTTCCAATGCAAGAGCCGAAGTATCGAATATTAGAATCTGCGGGAAGAAAGTTAAGGCCAGATTTTGGGTGGATCTGGCTTCCTTCAAACCATGAAATACCGTAATGGGCTTCATACACAGTGCCTTCATTGATGTGGCGAAGAGCAGAGATGTGTTGGTCGAAGTACTTAGCAGAATACTTTTGAATCTTCTGAGCAGTTAACGCGATAGCGCAACCATGGGGAGTACCGCTTAGGCCACCAATGTGGAAACCGAGGATTTGAGGATGCTTGGTATCAGATACCATGATAGCACCACACATGCCACGGAATGTCTCACCATCAAGATCGTAGGTGTAACCAATAAACTTGCGGAGACCATTGTTGACCTTTCCTAATTTGGCAATTCCACGATAGGTGAGCATTTCACCGTCACGGGTCTTCCAAATCATACGGAATGGTACCTTTTCAGGGAGTTCAATTGGCAAATACTTGCGCAAATCGCGGCCTGGGGAGGAATTGCACAATTGGACAGTGCACATATCGTCATCAACCCAGGCAACCACGTCCTTGAGAGACAACAACTCGTGAAATCTCGAACCAGAAATGTGTGCACCTCTGCGAAAGAAGGTGTACTTTCTGGTCTCCTCTGACAAGACGTGGTGAGGAATAATGGCCATGTTGGAATCAGTGAAAAAGGCATTCACAAATTTGGTCTTGCCTTCATCTTCATAGCACATATAGAGGAGATTTTTACTGACCACATGAAGTAAATGATCCATCGGCATACATTTACTGTGGTTAGTGACTGGAAGCTCTTCGGGAACAGCATCTCCCCAAGGATTTGCTTCAGCGTCCCGTTCTTCAATGTCTTTCATGGTCTTGGGCATAATATTACCCTGGGGTTCCATGATCGTTCGGCCTGAGTTGTACATCTTGTAGCAAAGTGCCATGCCAGTCAGCATAAAACATCCAGCGAGGGCATACTTCAAGAAACCATCTCGGGTCTGTGTGAAAGCCGTGGGCAAAGCACCTCGGCGATCGCGAAACTCAATCATCAAGCGAGTTTGAACAGCGGTTGCACACAAGACCAGGTAAGGCCAAATCAACAAAACATTAAAGGTCCATCCAACACGGGAGTCAACAAAGAACAACAAAAATGATACAAACCAGCACATCAGAAGTTGCCAGTAGTGCATCATAATTGTACGTGCATTGTAGACACGATAGAATTTCTCAAAAAGCTCGGAATTGACCACACAATCTGGTAGCCAATCGAAGAACGAATACAAACTCATATAATGGAAAAATACTATCCTTCACTGTAAATCTTCAGTCGACATCTCATAGACATATCGAGCAAAAGGAATAAAGCGTGGAGCAAACCACACAACAATGCGATTATACATCACTCTCCAGACAAAGATGCCAACGTCCTCAACACCTACATGAGGTTCATAGCCAAGGGCGGCGTCACAAGCTTTACTGAAGGCTTCAGGAGTGAAACCAGGTTCTGCAGCATAATCTTCCTCATCTTGCAACTTTTTACAGTCCAGACAAGTACTGGCCACACGATCGTGACTACAAATAACAATGCGTTCACGAATCTTACCATGATTTTTCACATAATCTTTCTGCTCGGAAAAGTGCTCACGAGATTTAGAGATGTGAAACTCCAATGCTTCGGCATAAGAAATCTTTTCGGTTTTACCTCCTTTAAAGTTAAAGAATTCCCATTTATCATTACCCCATTCCTGAATATCAATCTCATAAACGTCGGGAACGGAGGGGATATCTTCTACTCCCATGATCTCGCGATAGACTTGGGTACAAAATCGTCCATAGTGAGAGAATTTCTTCTTCAGATACGGTTTCATTCGTATACCACGTCTTTTCGCAGAGGCAGGGGCATTCGATAACTTGTTAAAAAGTAAATTGTCCATGTTGGATGTGGTCACAACCATCTTCGGTCGCCATACAACCTTCCCTTTTTCATTTACATCAGCTTTGGGAACGTACGATATGACATTGTTACAAATCTCAATAATATACTTCAGCGGGTTCTCCGTCTCATACTCGAGAACAAAGTTGCCGAAATCATCAAGAATTACAACAAGGGTGTCATTACGCACAGTTGACGCAAATTTATCGCCAGGGTTGACTGTTGCGATTTGTTTGGAAGTATAATTGATGCCATTGGCCTGCAGAACAACTTCCACAAGCACTTGGGTCATCATTGACTTACCAATTCCAGGATCTCCAACCAAATAGATAGAATACGGGGACTCTCGTAATCCTCCAGCAACGGAATATTGGATGAATTCGAGGCGCCACTCTTGCAATTTCATAACTCGAGTTTGCAGTAAGCGCTTCTCATTCTTGTCCCGTGTTTGTTGGGTGAGAATAGTGTATCCCATCAGGGTGTTTTCTATCACGTGAGCAAGCTCATCTTCGGTCTTATATTTCGTCTGATCCAAATCTCCAGTCGGCATCGCTTTGATACTACCGGCAATGCCAGTGTATGCATCATCAAGAATACGACTAGTTTGATTATCAAACAAAAAAGGACGGATTGAGCGAGTTCGGAAAGCTTCATATCCTGCTTCCACAAAATAATCTGCAGTTGCAAAAATAGCGTCAAGAAGGTCAAGAGCACTGGTTTGCTTTTCATCAATCTTAAGGGTGAAGAGTTTCATTTCTCCAAGAGTAAAATTAATGTCAGCAGCCTTGCACAGACCAGCAGACACAGCTAGTGATAAGATACGTTGAAAGTATTTCCAACCGGGTAGCTTGGTA